CCATCACCACATTCCCGCCCATCATTTCGACGTGATCGCGGAGGGCGTTGATATTGTACATGTAGCCGTGCCCCATGTACATGTTCCCCACGCGAATCCAGCCGCGCTCAATGTCGTAGGGGTGGATCTTCGCCCCGGCTTTTTCTGCCGCCGCTTGCATGTCGGACCAGAGCCGGCGGGCGAGTTCGGCGACGATAGCGGACGGGTGCGAGAGTAGCTGGATAATGCGGTCGTCGTGGTTGCCCAGTAGCCAGTCCGACGGCTCCATTTCGGCGAGCCACGCCAGCCCCTTGTTGACATCCGGCTCCAGCGGTTCGGCTTCGTCCTTCGTGCCGCGGGCGCCGGATCGCAGGGCGGTAGTTTCGAGGAGGTCGCCCAGCTCGATATGCCGCGCCGGGTGGAATGCCGCCTTGAATGCTCGGACGTTGCGCTGGTATTCGGCGCAAGCGTGGGTAGAGTGCAGGCACCCAGTAGCCATCCACCGCTTCCACACGCGGTTTAGGTTGGCCATTACTTGCCCCCGTGATTCGCAACCCACGCAAAAATAGAGCCGACTATCGCGGCTGGTATCGACGCGATCAGCGCCACGAATTTCCATGCGCCTCTTGCTTCCGCCCGGTCATTTTCGAGGGATGAAAGGCGGTCTTCGGATTTACCGACGCGGCCGTTGAGGCGCGCCAGATGTTCAACGATTGCGCGCAGCTGTTCAGTCTGAACAGCCTGAGACGTGGTGAGGCCACTCACGTCCCCGCGTACATCGTCAAGAGTAACGGCGATGCGTTCGAGTTGTTCCAATGTATTCCCCTGCATGTGGGAGTCTACTTCTCGGGCGGTGGTGCTTCCGGCTTGATGGGTGACTGTTTGAGATAGCCAGCAACGGCCACAGCGGCCCCAATGGCGGCCTTGGCGGCAAGTTGCTTGGGGTGAGTGGTGCCGTCGAACATGAGCGCGTCAGAGGCCGCCGTAGCGGCCCCACCGAGCGCGGCGGCGAGAATGGCTTTCCATGCGGTGCGCATCGCTTATGCCTTCTCGATCAGCTTTTCGATGGCCTTTGCGGCGCCGGGGATGTTCAGGATTGCCGAGCGCCAATCGGTCGCCAGATCGGCCGAGACGCGCTTAAACTCCTCGACACTGCCGCCGCCGAACATCTGCGCCAGCATGGCCAGGTTGTGCCAATCACCACCGGCGAAAGCGACGAGGTTGTATTTCTCGCCCGGTTCCAGCGCCAGTTCTTCGACGGGCACGTAGTCCGCCGCTTCAGAGGCCGCCATTCCGTTTGCGTGCAACTTGCCCACCGGGAAGCCGAGCGCGCGGAGTTTGTTGCAGAACTTCTCAGCGGCTTCGACGGTCATGTTGTGCGCACTGTTGGTTGCCTTGTAGGTCATAGTTTTTGCTCCGGTTTCTTGATGTCCAGCGGCCCGTATTCGCGGGCAAGTTCCTTGATTTCCGTTTTAGCGGGCGCATCCAATGGTAGGAAATACGGCCCGCCGATCTTGTCGCCGTCGTCGGTCGTTGCCACTACGGCAGCGGTGCGGAGTTTCATTTGTCGAGCGCCGCCAACGCCCGATCAACGTACCAACGCGCCTTTTCCAAGTCCTGCCGCATGGTGCCTTTGTCCTGGCACCGCCATAGGTACTTCATCGCGTTGCCGAGGCAGTAGTGCAGCCCCCAGCCGTGATCCTCGATAATCTGGATGCACTCCGCGCGGCACCCGGTGTAGTGCGGCGGGTGGTTGACGAGATCGACGGGCGCGCTCACTCCTCCACCGCCCGGTACACCTTGACGGCCACCGCCTTGTACCCCACGCCGTCGAACTGGACGAGCGCAATCAGCCGGCCCCAGGCATCGCGGATGAGATCGGCGAATTTCTGCACGCCATCGACCGTCACGCGCACCGCGTCGCCTTCGCGGATATGGACGAGTACCTGCGTCACCTTGCCCACCGGCCACGGAAAGTCCGGCGCCTGCGCGCGGAGCCGGTCGAAGTCGATGCAGGATACCTGGACAAGATCGATGTTCGGCGTGGGGTTGCGGTCGTCGGTGCCGCAGATGGACTCGCCCCGCAGCGCCACGACAGCCAGCAGAATAGCCGGGATCAGCTTTGCGGAGATCACTTCTTCGCCTCCGGTTTCGGTGCTTCCGGCAGCGCAAGGAATGTGCCGTCCTGTTGCAACCGGCAGCGGTCCTTGGGAATATTCCGGTCAGCGCAAGCCTCGGTCAGGATGGCGTCGATTTGCTTGTTGAGTTCGGCGACTTTGGCGGAAAGTTCCGTCAGCGCCATGCGTTCGGCGGTCTTCAGTGCGGGCGTGGGTTTCGGCTGTTCAGCCGCCCCGGCCATGCCCATGGCCAGGAGTGCGAGTAGGGTACGCATAAATTGAGAATACCAAGGAGTCTAGCGGCGCATAACGCCGCCGTTACTGTTTCCGCGCGTGGTGGATCAGCTAGCAAGTTCCACCGGTCAGGATGCCGCCGCTGAAGATCAGCGTGCAGGTGCCGGTACCGGCGGAGTCGCGCACGGTTTTCGTCGCCGATACGCCCGTTCCGCCGCTTGGGGCGGTGATAGTGCCGCTGATGTTTGCGTTGACCGTGGCGACGTTGGACCAGCGATAGGACGTATTCCCTAAGGCATAGAGATTGTTCGTCGTTGGCAGGATTGAGCCGGTGATACTCGTGCCACTCTGAAGCGCCAAAACGCCATTGAAATCGGCGTTATAGGTGGCAATCGAGCCCCAGCGAAATGACGTTGTTCCGTTGACATATGTGCCGTCGCTATTGGGGATAAAGTCGTTGCCAACCGTGCCCGTCACGGACAGCGTGCCGCTGAATGTCTGCGTGCCGCTGAATGTCTGTGCGATGTCCGTGGCGGCGATGGTGTAGCTATTATCTTGCGGCGTCAGCGTGCGAGTAGTGCCCGTGGTCAGCCCGTCCACCTCAAACCGGAGTAGCTTGGTTGCGTCTGCCGAGCCTTTAACGAGGCTCGTGGTGTCAATTACGGGAAGCGTAGAGCTTCCGCAGCCCGTACAGGTTCCAGTGATAGTGAGATCGCCCGTGATCGTGGTAAGCCCGGCTGAGTCAACGCGGATACGCTCAGTCATCACGCCGGAAGTGCTTGCGGTGCGCAACAAAATGCGGCCAGGGACAACCCCAGATGACACGGTTCCATCTACTTCGCCCATGACTTGGGCGGCCCTTTGAAATGCCGTCCCGTCACTGCCCCTGAACACAAGGAAGCCCAGCGTCTCGCCGCTCACTACAGCCGCTTGCGTGCCAATTGTGCCCGAGCCGGACTTGTTTAAATCGATGACTCCGCCGTGCCCGTCCGTTGCGCTCCATGTGTTGATCGCCATTCCTGCAAAGTCGCCGCTATAATTGACATCGAGGTTCTGTCCCAGTCGAACGGTAGCCGATGCCGCGCCAATGGTTGCCGCGTTGAAGTTGCCGCGCACGCCGAAAAAGTCGCCGTACTTGTAGGTTGCGGATCCAATGGAGCCGTTGCCAGAGAACAGCGGGACCATGGTTCCATCGAGAACGCCGTTGACGAATGAGAACGTAGCCGAGCCAGTGGCGGCAATGCTGCCCAGAATCGTGACGGCCTGGTTTTTGATGGTCAGCGCGTCCTGATATGTGCCGGAGCCGGTGGCGGTTTGGATGGCGAATTTCTCATCTGTGAATACTGCCGACTCGTACCCAGAGCACACCCGCGCGGCTCCATAGATAGTGCTGGTGACGGTATCGGTAGAGGCGAGCACAAGGCACGCCGGATCATAGAACCCGCTGTTGTTAGTCTGCGATAAGGTGAGCTGGTTCTGGACGCTAGCGATAGCCACCGTTTGCGGATTGACGAAGGTCTGATTGATGTTGAGCCCGGCGAGCGTATGATCTCCGTCCTGCACTGTGAGCACGCGCGTCGTTCCGGTAGTCAGCCCGTCCACTTCCAGGCGCGCGATCTTCGTCGCGTCCGATGAGCCCTTGGCGATGCCGGTAGTATCGACGACAGGCAGCGATGATCCGCCGCTGGCGGCCTGCCAGGAGCCGGCCCCGCCCGTACTCGTGGCCGTCCAAACGTAGCCGACTGTCGCCGCGCCTGTGTCGATTGTAAGTCCTGTGGTAGTCAGCGCTCCAGGAACGTCAACCGCGCCGCTTGTGCCGATGGACAGCCGTCGAGCGGGAGAGCCAGCGCCCTGGTTCTGATAGATAGCAAAGTCGCCGACAGCAAGGCCAGAGGTGCCAAACAGCCAGCCTCCGTTGGTGTCGTCGGTGCGGTACAGTCCGAAGCTGACGAAGCCGGAGGTACCGGTGACCCACAGTGGCGCAATGTTTTGGCCTGCACCCAGCGCTGGTCCATTGTTGGTGATGGTTGCCGCGTTGAAGTTGCCGCGCACGCCGAAAAAGTCGCCGTACTTGTACGTTGCGGAGCCAATGGAGCCGTTGCCAGAAAACAGCGGGACCATGGTTCCATCGACGACGCCGTTGACGAATGAGAACGTAGCCGAGCCAGTGGCGGCAATGCTTCCGAGGATCGTCACCGCTTGATTCTTGATCGTGATAGCGTCCTGATACGTTCCCGAGCCAGTTGCTGTTTGGATGGCAAATTTCTCATCTGTGAATACTGCCGACTCGTACCCCGCGCACACCCGCGCCGCGCCATAAATGGTACTGGTGACGGTATCGGTAGAGGCAAGCACAAGGCACGCCGGATCATAGAACCCGCTGTTGTTAGTCTGCGATAAGGTGAGCTGGTTCTGGACGCTAGCGATAGCCACCGTTTGCGGATTGACGAAGG